TAGTGCTGATGCACTACCCTGCTGAGTTCCAAATTCTGACTGACCCGTTACCCTGAACTGTCCAACTTGTAAGTCTACGCCCTCGATTGCATTGTGAGAATATATAGTGTGAAAATAACCAGTCAAGGCGTGATTATCTGGAGCCCCATTACTATCTACACCAGTTATCTTGTTGACCGCCAAAAAGCTTGCTGCTGCATTTTCATCAAATGTCATTTGGCCATTTATCAACGCAGTTGACGATGTTAAGGCTTGACATTGAACAGTACCATTGGGGCCAGTAACAAAACTACCACCAGAAATAGTTGCTGTGTTAGCATTTATCATCCCAGTAGTCTCAAGAGTAGAGGCTGTCAAATCTGCACCTATATATGCGTTTGTAAACTGTACAGTCTCTCCGGTAAGATTTTGTAAAACTGTATCACCAGTTACAATTAAATCGTTGCGTATGGACGTGATGCCGGTAGTTACATTTAGCACCGTATTCCCAGTTAATATTACATCAAATTCTGCCCCAGAATATTGGTTACCAATTCTTAAACTCTGTGAGTCCGAACCAGGGATTCCAAAATAGCCCCTCCGGCCGGGATGGTCTGTATCCCAAAACTCCATATAGCCATGGTCGGATCCCATTAGTTTTAGGCCAGAAGCTGCTGTTACAGTTAGAGATTTTGTGGTAATATTATTCGATACTGTTAAGTCAGTCATAGTAGAACTGCCAGTGATATCTAGTGTACTACCAGTTATCTCTCCTCCGACGTACATATTGTCTGATGTGATATCTCCATCTACCAACATGTCTGTGTAAAAGTTTTTCGGTTGTTGTGAAAATGACATATTGGAAACATAAACAGTTCTAAGTATATCTTTTTGTGTACACAATATGCCGAGTCGAACATATTTGGTCCCACTCCTGAATTGGTTACCACTATATGTAGCCTCACCACTAATTACAGCTTCATACTCAGTCCAACCAGTTGTTTCAGTAGCCGCAGTTAAGTACTCGTTGCTCAAAACAAAGTAATTCCAAGATGCACCTGCTGAACCATTCGCCATTTTGGTCCCTACTGGTATTGGGTCACCACCAGATGGCCATAACCGGCTTAGTTTGAGTTTTATGAACCCTGTACTTTCTTCAACTTCCCAGCCAGAAGCTCCCGATGTAGCACCAGTTGCCCAGGTTCCATTGTCGCCATAGTGCTCACAACCTGGGTAATCCACTTGGTCTGTATGTCTATTGCCATAATATGTACCAGCAGGATATGTATACCCGTTACTGTTTGTGTAATCATAAAACGCCAGCTTCCTATTGTACGTCTGGACTGATGATTCATCTTCGGAAAAATGCCACATACTAGGGTCTGACCCACTAAAGATAACGTAATCATCTCCAGCTGTAATTGCAGAGCAAACTGTAGAGAGTGTATCGTCAAAAACTCTCGTCGACGGTGAACCGATAAAAGTTTTATCGGAATCGTAACACAAGGCACCAACATACAGCTTGGTGTCATATTGGTCAGACCTTAGCGATACCTTTAGCTTATATGGTTCACTAGTATCAACTGGTATAAAATCTTTCGATAGGTTATATATTGTTGCTGCACTGCGTGATAGAACATAGCATGGATTCCCATTGTGACCAGTCAATGAGTACGTAACATAATCATTGTGGTACCAAAATCTATCAACTGCATCTTGGTTGCCAGTATCTAAGCCATATGTCATTAAACCGTCATAAATTCCGACTTGAGATGTAACTAATAGATGATCTCTTAAATTATAACCGCTATACATATATAATTCTTCATCTACAGTTAAATCATTTGGAATATTAACATTTCTAGTATCTTCATCTATCGTAAGACCAGGTTCATAGACTCCATCTTCGGTGTGAGTTCCCAACTGTAAGTCATGAAAATATGCAGCAACAATACCATCATCAACATATATAGGCTTATTGAAATAGTATTTACCTCTATCTGTATGAAAATGGCAGAAACCTGAATTAGCTGGTGCAATGTCTACATAACCAGCATCACTTTGTACTCTAAGTTGTCCGTCCGCGTGGTCAGATAAAATACACGCGTGTTCTGCACCATCTCTTTGCAGCTGTAATGTGCCAGACATGTAAGTAGTACCAGTTATCCGGTGTTCTCCGGTTGTATATAGATTCGTGACCGATAGGTCTCCGGTTAAACTTATATTCTCATTAATGATGACGTCATCTGTTATGGTTAACCCAGTATGTAAATGTAAAGTATCTGCTGTTATTCCATAACCAGAATTATCCCAATCACCATATTCTAGCTCTTCCGGTGAGTGTGTATGTGCAGAAGTAATGTTAGAAATATCTATAGATGCTTCAGTGAAGTGAATATCTGCGTCGTCAATGTGACTATCTATCGTAATGCCATTACCCTTATGGGGATATACGCCAGCACCCTGTAAAGTTTGATGCGTATGAGTGTGAGTCGGAATAGCATCACCCCAATCATATGTGGCAATCAAATCTAAAATATGCTCATCATCTATTTCATCAGCTACAATATCTTCCCAGATAATCTTATTCAATTCTGCATCATATTGCAAAATTTGATTGTCTGTTGGATTTACATCAGTTACTGTAATACCTTGAATATTTGAATTTATTTCTGTTGAAATAATTTGAGATATTTCGTCGACAAACTGTTCTCCGCTTGCTTGTTGCTGTTCTGGTGTCATCGTCTCAAACAAGCTTTCTACATAACTTCTTAGTGCATATTGAGGATGATCGTCAGCTAATAAATTGTCTAATGAACTATGAGATATTTGCTCTTCTGTAACTGTTTTCTTTAATAGCGTATACTCGCCATGTTTAAGTTTATCTATTTTCATGCGAATAAGATCCCTATATATTTTGCTTTTCTATCTGTAATGCCATCGTAAATATTACCATCTCTATCATACTCAACAGTCGACGACATGTCTGCTTTCTCTCCATCGCCAAAATCGTCAACTATCGCATATGTTGCCCAATCGTTATCTCTTAATTCTAAATCGACCGCAAGCTCCTTGGACCGCGCCTGATTGGCACGATGGGTCGACATGTTGTCTGTGTTAAAATATGGCGTTAACTCGACACGCTCTAAACGAGAGTTAACGTGATAGACAATGTATAGTCCACGTGGTAAATTGACGCTATAAAATCCACCAGCAGTTATCACCGTGTGAAATTCTTGCTGGGTTGTTTGGTTGACAAATACTAATGGTGTACTTATGCCAAGCTGCTCATATTTACCAGTACATCTTATCATGTATGGATCTGCGCTAGTAGATTCTGGAAAATCGAGAGTAAATCTTATTTTGCCGTTACCAGTTACTGAGAATTGGTTGTAAAGTTGAACATCACGATATGATGCCCCACCATTGAAAGAAACTTTCATGACTATGTCATCGTCTACTTCTCCAACGACCATGGCTTTTGAAATGCTTGTTACTCCAAAAACAGTCAAATCATGAATTATGGATTTGTATTGTTTACTCACTTCATACCTCTATTATTGTGCTTATAATAAATATCTACTGAGATATGAAATTGTCTGTGTTCAATTTCGACACATGATTGTCTTTCGACACCAAGATTGAGTGGTCTGCTAAATCTTTCATTGCGTCGATATGCGTAATGATGATTATATTCTTAAACATTATCTTCAACTCTTCAAACATTTTCTGTATAGCGTAGATATTCTCAGGGTCTAATACTCCAAAGCCCTCGTCTATAAAGAGCATCGTTGACTTACTCAGATTGCTATGTGAAATTAGAATAGATCTGATAACGACGTTGGCAATCAATTTTTCCATCCCAGAACCCATAGAAATTGGTCTGTCATCGCCTTCACTATAATTTAGAATTATGCGTATATCTTTAGCAGATTCACCCATTTTGAAGTATATACCAAAATCGAAAATGTTGCTTATCACTTTATTCAACTCAAAATTGATAATTGGGATGTATTGTCTAAGCACAGACAATACTATACCATCGCGGTTCATTGCTGAGGTATACATCTCGTAAATCTTTATCTTCTTTTGATTCGTTTTGATAGTCTCTAGCTCGCTTGTTGTTGTCGCAAGATTATCCTCACAAACAGCTAAAGCACTGTTCTTAGCTAATCTATCTGAGTCTAACTGGTCTAACTCGACAGTTATGACATGTTGCTTCTTTACTAACTCGTTAATCTCTGTAGATACCCTTTGGTTGTTTTCTACAATGTCTATGTTGGCTTCTATCATAGTTCGCTTTTGTTGTAATAGTTGAACCTCAACACGTTTAGTCTTAAGCATAGACTTAATACGTTCACACCTTGTAACATGTTCTTTTCTAACCGGAGCAACAGATGCTATCTTTCCGCGAATAGTTTCTTGTGTTTCGACTACTAGCGGTGATTGTCGTGATAGAAGCTTGCCAGTCTCAGATGCTCGAATATCAGACTCAATTGCTTGTATTCTATCTATAACATCACTTAACCTTAACTTCTTCTTGTAGATTGAGTCTAATAAAGCACAAGTCTTAGTACCGAGATGCTCAGAAATTGGGCATTTATTTTGTTCAATTTCTAATTCTAGAGTTTGCTTTTCTGTAGTGAGAGCTGATAATTCTACAGTCAATTGTCCAATACGATCTAGATACCATGTGTGCTTTTTAGCTGTCTTTTGAGCATTTGCAAGTTCATCAGCTGATAACAATAGCTTTGTTGCTTTACTGCATTTATTGTCTATATCTTCTATAGCATTTTCTAGATTAGCAACATCAGCTTCAGCAATTTCTATTTCTGCTTCAACTGCGATCATCTTATTGACAATCTCCTCATGTGTACAATCTACATTGTACTCCCTATTCATAGAGGACTGCAAATTTGAAATAGACGTTGTAATGGTGTCTAATGTTTCTCTTGTTGCTATTCTCTGAGCTTCTATGTTCTTAGTCTTAGACAATAGGGTCTGCTTCTGTTTCACTAATTCTGCTAGCATGGTAGAGTGTTCTGCGATGTTAACATTCTTAGCTTGTGAAACAAGATCTCTTAACTCAGATGATGCTATATCGTTCTTCCTCAAGAACACGTCTAGACCCAAGATAGTAATCATACTTTCAGTCAAATTTCCAGCTTTTTGGCCTATCAGATTGGAGTCTTCACTTTGAGCTAAAAAAGTCGTTGTCAAAAAGTCATCGTAAACTCCAACTGCATTTCGTATGATTCTCTCTGTTTTTCTTCGTTGAGTGCTTGATAAGTTAACCCACTTATCATCTTCATATCTGTTAAATTCTACAGAGGTTCTTACTCCAACATACTCATTAGATCTTGCTCTAAACTTTTTCTTGGTTTCTCGAACAATCTTGTATAATTCACCGTTAATGCATACATCTAACTCAACTGTACATTGTTTCGCTTTGTTGAATTTATTTATCAACTCAGAATTCTTAACGTTTCGCGTTGTCTTGTTGAATAGTGCGTACAGTATCGCGTCGAAAACACAACTCTTACCAACTGCATTATCTCCGAATAGCCCAATTACTCCATTCTTACTTTTGAAGTTTAAACATTCATTTTCACCATATGATAAAAAATTGGATATTACTAGTTTATCTATAGACCATGTTGCTTTAGTAAAATCTTCTGCTTCTTTTGAATTTCCCAATATTTCATAGATCTTATGGTCTAAACCAATCACAGCATCTGCTGTTTCAGCGTTTGTCGCTTTAGCTTCTAACCACTTTTGTAGTAACTCTTGTTGAACCTCTAATAAGCTAACATCTTGTATGCCAGAAAGTGCCATTTCTCCAAACTCATTTTCAACATGCTTGGGTTTGAAGTTTACAGTGAGAGATCTTGGACTGTATTTAGCTTTTATCTCTGTAGTGATTCTTGATAGTGTTAACTTTGAAACTGATTCTGTCTCTGCGATAACTCTCATTTTACATTTGGGTGGAACATCTGATAATCGTGGAATCTCTAATGACTCATCTAAGTATACAGTATAAAAGCCATAATCATTCGGGACTATGACTCTTTCATGAGTTTTCTCTTCGGTGTCCCAGATAACGAAGCCCTTATCTAATGACTCTCCAAAGTTTTGCTGTAAAAGTGCACCAGGGTATACTATAGTTTCATCATCTCTAAATGTTTGATACTTATGGATGTCACCCAACATGACTATGTCGAAATTAGCAAAGATTGAAACTGGCGTAACAGTATCATCTGTCATTGAATAGTTGACGTCTGTTACACATCCCCAAACTGGTGCATGATAAAGACCTATGTATGTTTTGTCATCTTGCTTTTCTGTGGGCTTTAATCTGAGAATATCACCATCAAGAACACTCCATACTCCATACACAATGTCTGTGTCGTCTATTTCGTGTAAACCAGTTTTAGTAAAATAAGTTATACTGTGTAACTTTTTATCTTTTTTTACTAACTCTACAATTGGTGATAATGCATCTAATCGGTCTTGGTTAGAAATGATTGTGTCATGATTCCCAGGAATAATATCTACTGGTGCTATCATAGCTAGTCGAGTAAAAAACTCAGCTGTTAAGTCTGTAAGCTCAGGAGACATTCTGTTCTTAGAGTGGACAATATCTCCAGCTATTACTATGCGGTCTACTTCTTCTTCAATAAGCTTATCGTATACTCTCTCAAATACTTCTCGATACTCTTTGTGTCGTGAATTTATGCGAATATGTATATCCGCCATGTGTGCTATGCGTGCCATTTATCTGTTACCCCTTGTTGTACCATTAATATACTGTAAAAGTGTCTCACGCTCAAGTCTAGACAGCTTAGAACAAATGATCTAACTCACTTATTGTTGTTGCTGACTTGAGTAGATCTACAATGTACTCTTTACCATAAAGCTCATATCCATCAGATAAATCGTTTACTTTCTCATGCTTGACTATCTTAACATTGACGCCTAAATCTTCTAAATGCTTATAAGCAATTCTTGCTTTAGCCCAAGCATCTCTATCGAAAGCTATTATGATTGGTGTGTCATTATCTACAATTTTCTGTACCAGTTTTTGGTATGGTACTAAATCTGTACCTAAACATGGTACACTATTCCACAAAATAATAGAATCAAAAATGCCCTCTGTCAACACGACTGTCTTATTCCAATCTACTAACTGTTCGCCAAATATCATGTCATACTTTGGAGTCTTTGGGTTACGGTACTTCGGCTTAACATAGTCATAAAATGAACGAGCTAAGAAGAATTCCAACTCATTGTTCTCTGACTTCGTTGGTATAATTATCCGATTAGCATTTGGGCCTTTTTCTGCATAACACATATCCCACTTCTCTATCATAGCTTGGTTTATCCCGCGCTTATTAAGATATGCTTTTGCGTTCAAATAATGAATGCTACCCCAGTCATGCTTCATACTTCTAACTGGGCCGATATTTATTGGTTCTAGAACTGGTTCCAGCTTCTTTGGCTTTTGTATCTTCTGCTCAGAAAAATAGAGTTCTTTGTGGTTGGCAGAACCAAAATCATATAACAGCTTTGATACTCGACCCTTATAATGGCACGACCAACAGTGGAAAATCTGCTTCTCTAAACTTATCGACAGATTAAACTTGTTTCGGCCCTTATCGCAATGTGGGCAATTGTACTGTACTGCTGAATCTCCAGAATCATATGACCTAGAGAACCCAAAGATTTCATTGAGTATACTTACAACTCTACTCATTCTCTAATTGTACTTTTCTTGCTCTGGCCACGGTAAATGCATCTGCCATATCGTAACATTCCATAGCGGGTAAACCCTCACGCTTGCCACGCTGAGAAAACTTCCACTCTATATCTGGATGCATCTTGTCTACTTGCTCCCAAATTAAATGTTTACGATCTGAACCCTTTGGGAACTTCAAACCTGGCCATGCTAGTTTTCTAGCAGTCGACACATGAATGAGAGTAGGCAAAATGCCAAACACTGAATAACATGCGTATTGGATCATACCATTGAACATTGACAATTTAGAAATGATCTGTGCTCTTGACATGCCCTGTTGAAACATAACTAGTGGTTCTTCTATAACTATATCTGTAACACCCATCGTCTTATACTTGTCTATAAGATTAGCGAATATCAACGCTTTCATAAACAGATCTTTTTCTTTTTTAAGATTGACAAATTCTAATGCTTCTAATGCGCCATCTTTCTGAATAACGCTAATACCAATCACAGACGTACTAACATCTAAACCTAAGATCATATAATATACCTCTTTCCATATAACTGTATAATATAATAGGACTCTCACAATGTAAACATAAAAGGGCCAAGAATATTTCATCTTGGCCCAACTTAGTTTAGCTATTGTTTACGTTAAACTACAATCTCAACCTTAAGAGTTAACGTATCGAATTTAGTTTTCTCAACTGGTTCCGACAGTTTAGCATAAGCAATCGGCTTATGCTTACTCAAATTAGTATTGTACAGCGCAACCTCTGTTATGTACAATGGGTCTGCTTCATCTGGACGATAAAATGCTTTTTGATGATCGTATGTGTGGTTTGATGTACTATTAAACTCTGAAGGTTTCGCATGACAGAAGTAAACTAGCTTGTGTTCTTTTTCTACAGTGTTATATGAAACAATACAGTTGGACTCTGCGCCAGTTCCTGTGAATACTATATTGTCACGGTGAGCTCCATCAGTATTTTGTTCTGAAGATCCACCAGTAAATGTTGTAGCTATGAAATTGGCATTAGTACTAGACCACATGCTGTCAGATGACATGCCGCTTGATACTGCTGTCGTTTCTCTATTCGTATTATCAAATATACAGAATAAACCCTTTTCTAGGAAACAGATACCCTCTGGTATATCCCCTACTCCGTCTGCAGCGTTATGCTTAAGAGTTGCTTTGTGATGCAAAGTGGTCGGAGTTGCTGGTTCCCAGGTATTTACTGCTGGATTCATTGATGAATCACTTGTTTCGCCTGTCCACCTATCTCCACTAAACAAGAATGCAATTGCTGAACCATGATCTCTATGCACTGGATGAAACTCAGATGCCAATTGTTCATCTGTTGTGTCAACAGAAGCTGAATTCCATGTAGAACCATAATACTTTACCAAGTCAGTGCCACTAGTGCCCGTTGGTACTGTTATCTGCACAGTGTTACCTTGGACATATGTACCGAGATCTTCTGCAGTCGCAAAAGACCCAACAACCATGTCTCCAGCATTAATGTGGTCTGAAATATTAAAAGAATTGTACCAGTCTCCAGAGTCGCCAGCTAGACCAAAAGCATGATATAATCCTCTCATATCTTCTGTGCTATAATCTGTTCCACCTGGATTTGTAACATAATAAAATGATATATCTTCGCCAGCTTTGGTAACAGTATTACCATATGTTTTTACACGCCCAGCAAAACTGTCTTCACCAGTTAGTGTCTTAAATCTTTGTATTGCCATAATCTATCCCTATTCTCCAGTACCAGCTTGATACTGAACTTTAAATGTTTTTGTCTTGTTAGTCGTATCGCCATGAATCATGACATTAACATCAGAAGATGTGTCAACAGTCTCAATTGCTTGCTGTTGAGAAGCGCTTAGTTGCGACCTCTTATATACAATCTTGAACTCACTATTTGGTTGAACCCATACAACCTCAAACGCTTTTTTAGCTGTTGAATTGTGTATTACGCTTCCCTCAGACGATTCAATCGAAGCTTCAAAGATATCGTCATATGCACTGTTCTCTGGCCATTCTGTAGTAATACTATATGCCCCAACCTCAATAGAATCTGGTGGGTTATCTGGTACTCTAAATGTTACTGATAGTGGGTCTGGCCCAGAATTTCCATCGATAAATACTATTGGATGACCTGGTCTATATGTGCCAGACTGTAGCGCAAAGCTTCTAACATATGGTGAAAATGCTGAAGCTTCAGGAATATGATTCACTTCTGGGATTCCACCGTCCGCGGCATCAATAGCTTCATAATCGATATCACTATCGCCGAAGGCGAAAGCATTGATTAACTTTTCACCAGGGTTCATTGCTGCCATTATAGCATCAGACATACTTGTGCCATCGATTTGTGCGTGTATCATTTCTTTACCATAATCGGTAAGTTTTGCTTGTACTGTAACTGTACCACTTGTGCCAGTTAAAAATCCCATATTGTTCTTCCTTTTCTATAAGTCTAATTCTAACTTTACTGTAACATATTTTGTCTGGTCTACTTCAATAGGCGAATCTAGCTTACCTATCATAATTAAGTCGTCATTCTCATTGTATAGTCCAACCTCTGTCACATAAGTTGAACCCACAATATATGTCGGATTTTGAGTTTGGTTAAACTCTCCCTGGTCGCCAATACATACAGCCATCATAGTGTACATGTCAGATTCTAAACTGTAATCTAAATAGCCCCACCCCAACCACTCAGACCCAATTTCTCCACCAGGTACATAATGTCCGGCTGTGAATCCAGTCGTGGCAGCTGTTAAGTCTATGTCAACAGTTATTGCGTCTGTAGATGCTTCGACGTTTGCAACATAATATGGGCCGCTTGCCGGATAGTCTGTTGACGTCGTCCCAGTTGCGAAAATTACATCAACATTAGTTCCAGTATATGATCTTGCTGGAATTGACACAGTTAAACCAGAAGCAGCTCTCGTGTCTACAATTCTTTCTGTATATGCACATGGTGCTGGTTTAATGTTAACTGCATCTGTGTTATCATGAACCCAATATGTAACGTAATATACTACGGGGTCCCCGATGTATTCTTGGTCTAAGGTGTGTAAAGCTAAAGAATGTCTTGGCAATATCTTTGACCTATTAGCATTATAACACATGATTCGTGCATACTCTGGATCATCTAACATGATTCGTTTTTCATCATAGAATACTTTACCAATCATCGTAGAAGACCCAGTTAATCTCAATGGTCTATATCTACTACCAGACGCTGCGTCAATCTGTGTGTCGTCTTGTGTGTCATCAGCTGTTATACTAAGATTGCCACCAACATCAGTTACCCAAGGTAACGTCAGCGATGTTTCGCCTGCATTAAACTTCTCAGCAACAGACATGCCTGACCAATTTGGATATAAGAACGACAATGCTTGCCCTGAGCCCCAATAACCATATCTCTGTATTTGGCCTTGGACTCCAACTGTTGAAGATGATATCAATGTACCATAAATGTTGTGAGATGTATCCATACAATTGAACATTCTCAAAGTGTTAGCAGTATATGTATCATCATTTTCGATGCCGTCTTGTATGTAGCCATCTGTAAAGACTGCATAGTCGACTGATTGGCCAGAGTCTGGTAATGTTCTGTCTGTATCATCATCTGCTACTGATGCTCGTAAATAGTGGCCAGTCGTAGTTGAAGAATATAAGATCTCACCAGCAGGAAATGTATCAATCGAGGTGGTACTTATATCTTCATTATAATCTGTAGATGATGAGTATGGATAGTTGCTAGTCAGATTAGATCCAGCTAATGCACGATGAATAACTCCAACTTCAGACGGGTCGAATCTTTTGAATACGTTTAATGGCATTTGAACGGTCGTAACTGGGTCATCACCCGATACCATGGTAACCGTTATATTCTGAGAGGTTGTTGCAGCAACTGCGCCAATAGAGTCATACACAGTCAATGTTATGTTGAATACGCCATCAGATAAATATTCATGAACAGGATTGATAGAATTAGATGTTGAACCATCTCCAAACTCCCATATACATGAAGCATAGTCAATAGATAAATTGGTAAATTGTATAGTCTCGTTTATATTGACTGTGTTTGAATTACTTGGTATTGAAAATAATGCTGTGGCCATTTAATTCCCTATTCGATTGTTAAATTCAAAATGCCATACTTATTGGTCTTTGAACCTTTAATTTTAATTTTTGCTGTGCCAGTTAAACCAAGAGATTCTACTTTTGCAGACTTCTTATCTGCTGAAACAATTATGTTGAAATCCCAATCGTTTAGTGGCCCAAGATTTTCCCAAGTATAAGATTCTTGGTAATCTGTGAATGGCAACCATGTTGAACTCACCGTAACATTATCAATGGTTGGCGTTGAAAATGTAGACAATGTCAAATTTGCACTGTCTATGCTCCCATTTACAGATATATATGCATCTTCTAAGTCACCCTTTGGCATTGTGCCAGATTGAAACAGCTTACTAGTTAAATCTGTTATCTTGCTTGGTGGTGAAGATATCACTGCAGATTCTGGACTAGATTGATAGTCTATGTCGCTATCTCCAAATGCAAATTTGACAATGTCAAAATCTTGCTCAAGTGTACCCCGCGTTATTAATTCACGACCCTTGTCTGTCAACTTGATGTGGACAGTTGCCGTAGTATCATCAACTATAAATGACATATATGTTACCTCTTACATGTTTATTATAAATATCATCTTTCATATACTTATGGTTTATTTTTTCTAGCTGGGATTTGGGTCTCCACCGTTGCCACCTTTACTCGGTGGCTGTGAGCTAGTTTCTTGAACATCTGGTATAGTTTCAGTAATATCTCCTGAGCCAGTTTTTAGTAAACCTGGCTGTGACGACGTGTATGTCTCTAAACTTCTATTGAACATGTCGGTATATGTGCGAATATTTTTAACACGCCACCAATACCACATATCTGGTTCTAATGTAGCTCGAATAGTCTTTTGCGTTGAATCTGCTATCGACCCCTCTACAATAGACAAACCAATAGTCGAAGCGTTTTCAGACCACCCAGTTAAGCCAGTCCAAGGAGTTAACGATTCGTCTAGTTGGTCTCCAGTTGGTTCACCAGTTAATGATAAATACTGAACTTCCAACCTATCAGCATCGCCTACTCCCATGAATGTTACACTTACTGCTTGTGTGCGTGCTGTACCGGTCCAGTCAGTATACTCAGTCAATTCTGGCGATCGTGGAGATTTAATATATGTAAAATGTCTACCAATATAATCTATATCGCTATTCATCAGCGATGTTACACAATAGTTGGACGTTAGAGCCGTTAAAGAATCATGTTCTAATTCGTAAGAATTTAATCCATTATACCAAGGAACTGTTGACTCAACCTTCGTTGCCCAGAAATATTCAGTCTTATCTATTAAAAGTTCTGACCCATACCCTCTAGACTGTGCCCCACCAGCTGTGTCTGTATCTATTCCACCAAGCGCTGTTATCCCAGTTATATATGAATCTGATGCTGTTGGCGAAGTACCACTATAATAGTTAAAGCCATCTTGAACATTATTTTCTGTTCCACCAGAGATATTATATTCTGTAGATTGGACTGGTCTATTCCAATCAAAGTATGATGGGACTCGATATGCTTGGATTATATTTCTATTAGAAATACTCAACTGTCTTATGTTGAATGCTGGGGAAGTTTTAATTGCTTGGCCATTGGCTATAATCTCAACAATTGTAACTCGATCTGTGACACCCAATCCAGCTAATAGAATTGCTTGTTTCAAAGCACTACTGTTGCTATCATCGATATATCCCAACATGTCTAATCTTATTTCGTCCCCAACTTTTAATTCTGTACGTGGCGACTGGTGAGTAGATAATCTGTATATGCCAATTTCATCTGTTTCAATGAACACCCAACTGATAGGGTATAATTCATGCTCAATTTCGTCTAACTCTTCACGTGTATGTCGCTTATATAACTCAACTGTCAATTTACTTGTGTTGTTAGACAGATTGTTTGCTGACAACGCGATCTCTGCTGTGTTTGTGTTTGTAACTATAGTCTCTGCACCAGTTATAGCTGTAAAGTTTGTCGTGCCATAACTAGAAGTGATTGCTGAAAGTACTTCTACTGTCGGCGTCATTGCTGTATAAGATTGGCCTGATGTTGTATGTACCACAGACGAATCGGCAGCATATGGGACTTCATATGTTGCTTCAATTAAGCTAATATCTATATCGTTACACGCCGGAACCCTGGAAAATGAAGGCTCAAGGGAAATGGTGTCTATTGTTTCAGCATACTGGCTATATAAAGACTGTGAAATGTCTATAGATTCAATCTCTGCTGTATGTTGCTTATTATGTGTAACATCTAACTCAACGACGTCTAGTATAGATTCTTCTTGGAATGGCTTTGATATTTCCAATGTTGCAACGTCTAACTCTATGTCTTTGTCGAATGGGTGTAAAGCTACAGCGTTATTGTAAGTTTCTTTATGATTATGCTTTTGCTTTCTCCACCAAGCGTTTTCCCAAGTGCGGCCGTAAGTCCTCAACTTCGAACCAGCAGGGATAGACTTTTTAACTAACTCTGGCGTTACATCTTCAATTATGCTCAAGAATACTTCTAGCTTATTTTTAGTTAACTTATTCGCCGAGTTTAACAAGTAGTCAGTCTCGATTTGTCTCAGATTTGGATAATTGGCAGCATGTAAATGAGATCCATCTGATGGGATTAAAAATTGTATTAGTTCTTGCTCCCAAATTTGCTGAGTCGAAGAATCAAAGTCAGTCACTGCACTTATCGTACCATTGTAACCTGTAACGTTTGCGCCAGAAACAGACGCCCACTCCCATTGGTCATGTTCGATTGCGCTGATAGGGAATATCCCAATATCGACTAATCGTGTATTGCGTAATCGCGTTTCTGTTCGGGGGACCATCGACCCACCAGAGATGTAGTGATACGTGTTGCCGGTCAAAATGCTGATGTTTGAATATGACGGTTCATGACTTCTCCGGCCGATAGCATCTTCAACTGTAACTAGTTCGTCAATTCTAAATAAGAGTTCGGGTACGCTATAGGCAGTCATCAGATTATAGATGGACTCTTTAGTTCCCTTTTGTTTGTAAAAATGCACCAAGTTTGAAAGAAATCTTCTGTTGCTCTCATAGCTAATGTCAGCAGAACTAAAGTTGTAGTCAGAAATACCAGACAAGTTTGAATGATAATGGGGATAGTGAGCGTTAAGCAATTTGTTATACTCTTGAGCGTCTACATGATTTACAACTTCCCAACCAAAATGTTTCGCAAATCTTGGTAACAAATCTTGATGAACTTGTTCGAATTCTTTGTGGTTACAAGTGTGCACGTATTCTAACGCGTCTTGATACTCTTTAATTCTATCAAAACTGTGACCGTATGTGTATATTAATCTCTGTAATAGATTATCGTCTGAGTCGTATTCTGCTAATGACCAAGGGAATAATTTGCCCCATAGAACATTTGAACCGCTAACATTATCTGCTTCGGAGCCCTTTGCTAACTCAGTCGTTATGAAACTTTCATAATCTGTGCTAGACCGCTTGATTGCTAATTCATTTGTACCAGTGTATCTTGGCCAGCCGCCCGTTTCATCGCTTCGTAAAATGTATTTACCATATTCTGATAAACCACGCTTGAAGTCACTAATACTCGCTTGAGACGGTATAATGTATGCTTCAGTTGGATCTTCGATTTCTTGTGCTGGGGGTGTTACTGACAATGCATAATTGGTATCTGATGAAGTAATCGCAGTTATAGAATAACACTCGTCGTCAATGTAAACGCAATGATCTATAAATGTTGCTGAGTATGAATCCACCAGAGGTTGGTGTTGCTCTATATCAGCAATCACAATGTAAAATGTGCCGGCAGATGCAAAAGTCACTGGCGACTTAAAGCTTGGTGGATATTCAGCTTTAATCTTTTCTATCTGTGAACTAATCTTACTGTACACAGAGCCAAATTTACCCATAGAAGTATAATCGTTATAGTTAAACTTAAAACTTAGCTGTTCATCTTCTAAATTGTCTAATGAATTTTGATAAGTATCGCCAGATAACAGTGTCTCCAATGAGAAGTATTGCCCGGGAGTACCCTCACCAGTCTGCACGATAACATTCGAATACGTAGAAGAAGTTGTTTCCATCTCCGCAAGATTCGTACCCTCAAATTCATCGTTCATGTCATATGATCTTGGTGACAAAATAATCCTCTATTCGTGTGTAGCTTTTCTTCTGAATTCTACAATATCTTTTGCTTCGTTCGTCTCTTTACCAACTGTGTAAGACGCAAATACATTGCCGTTGTCGTCATATATGTCTACTCGACCAGTCTCAGCATTGAACTCTTTGCGGCCATACATTGCATACCCTATTGTGTCATCACTGTGATTGGTTATCTCAATATCAATCGTTATAGGGATGAAGCTGTTATCATATAACTTAAATGACGTAACAGCATCTGCAGATATCATCGGCGATAAGCGTAAATAAGAATTTATACCTATGTCGTGATTAGACGTAATTAAACTCTCTCCAACAATGTCATCTCCGTTATACAACTCTATTGTAAAGTTGTATAGCGTATCAGTTGGCTTATTGAAAGTATCACTGCGAAACATAATAGTATCTATGAGATCGTTTGCAATCGAGTATGTGTCAGATATAACATCAAAAGTTTCACGCTTTGGTCTAAGTAATACTGTGTAATTGCCCGGTAGCGTAAGTGAGTTAGCGTTAAGTGAGTACATTTTTGTCGTTGGGTCTAGACTAACTGTACCATCAAACACATCCCATTGGCCAGATTGCGATCTAAGTAATACTTCTATGTCTTCCGCGTCTACAGAGGACTGTATAATGTTAGTTATACTATTATTTCTCTGTGTCTCCATCAGTCTATTGTCTAGAGCTTCCACAGTCTTGTTAAGCATCATATTCATGTTTATAGTTTGAAGCCATAAATCTTCATTTGATTCTTCTATCAAATTCTTCAGATATCTTATATTTTGAAGCGTTGCTTCGTGTGCTAATTGTATTGTCATTTTTTCTCTTTTCTATTCGCCGAGATCTTGTGAGTTCAAATCGAGAAAGATAAGAGCTCCTCGGAGGTGCAGCACTTCCAAAGTGTCCTCTATCCCTCTTGATACTGTCGCAGTAATATCGGTGGGATCGCTTTTATCTAGACTGTCTATCGCCATAATTTCGTTATCGATTTTTAAATTCATGTGCCCTTGAAGAAGATCTTGCCTATAAGGATCTAGACCAATAAAAGATATGGATGTCGAATTGACATCTAGGTCTTCTATTAACTGCGTGAGAGGATACCAAGCGGGTTCGGAACCCGGTTCCGAACCCGGTTCGGAACCCGGTTCGGTTATAACCGAGTCGGTTGGTATACTATACTCTCCTAAGATGTCACTATAATCGTCTACATAAAAGTCGGTCGCTGGGATCATTGCCCAAGGGGCATAATAGCCATAATTTAATAAGCCGTGTGTTAGCGCGAGGAACTCGAGGCCACCGATGTCAGTATAGCTTACTTCATACTGATATAATTGTGGCAGGTTACTGTCAACATGGACGCCATAGCGCGCAGCTTCATATTCTAGGCGTGATACTCTTATATAGTCCATCACCTCTGGTATATGCGTCGATGGCTGGTTCGGTACGCCACCATTGCCAATAATCTTACAATGCACAATTGTGTCGTTAGAATCTCCATGCTCAAAAATTTTGAATTCTCCAGTATCATCGGTTGCTATTCCAAACTTGTGTGTTCCAGGATCTAACCGTATATATCCGCTATATGATTGCGTATAGTCTGCGTTGCGGTTGGCATGCGATATATATGGGTGATTCTGGCTGCCATGGATGATGCCACTACTATGATTAGTCGTAACATTTGTACCATTGCTAAAGCCTATGAGGTGTTGAGCTCTCCAAGTACCAGTGTTGATGTTTATATCACTCACAACACTAACTGGTGTGCCAACAACATGAGCGCTTACTAGCGTACCATCCCACCCTCTAGAAATACCATATTCACGATAACCAGTTTCACCTTCATCAATTATATTGAGAACTCCTACCTGTTCGTCGCCAATCTGCAATATGTCACCAATGTTGACGTTGAACGTGTTTATCATTTGCAATACTGAGTCGTCCGTCGAGTCTGTCATTTGCACACTTACAACGTCAGTAATTACTTGGGTTGTATGCGTTATGGATGTAGATGTTACATTGTATGTGTAGTCCGGGATAGTTATTGTATCAGAATTTGCCCATTCGAGTGTTGTCCCACTATAGTCTCCGGCATACTCATACCATGAATCTACAGTATCTCCAGACAACGCTAAACCAATGTCATGATTATGATTTCCACTGATAGTGGCTCCAGAATTATAAAAGCCGTCAACAGTTACACCTCTCGCTATGTAATAGACGCTATAAGTTTCGCCTGGGTAAATGTCGAACTTAACGTCAGATTCATGATCTTTCTTGTTAAATGCTACATCAGCATACTCTAATGACTCTTCAACATTTCGCAATAAGATGATTGCACAATCTAATGATGTTGCCCCTACATTAATAGTCAATGTATTGATGTCCATGCCAGCTATATCATTCTCTATCGATTCATTCGTGCTCTTGAAACTGTTCATAGATTTATACAGCATGAAGTCTATTTGCTTATTACCAAAAGCGTTGAGCAGGGCAATACGCTTCTTATAGCTAAATCTATTCATTATCTACACCCCTCACTATATCAGTCTGAAAGCTTGCGTATTCAATATCTATATTTTCTATAGCATCATTTATTACATCTCTAATCTCCAAGCTTCGTATGGCTATGTCTCTAGCTTTTTGCCAAAATGCTCCCCAAGCATACTCTGGATCATCTGGTGTCAACTGTGAGTGTGCAACCATCGGTTGGTCATTTAAGTCGAGTATATCTTGTGATAATTTCTCTACTTTAGACCAATAATAAGCTCGTGTCGAGCTATAGCTAGCTGCAGCTTCGTTGAATCGTCCAGAGAACCACCAATTTTCTGACACCCTTGCCACGTCTTTGTCTGGGTCATGCGAAATCAGAGGTATAGAGTGCAGCAGTGTCCAAAATTTCACGGTCGGGGCATAGGATAAGAGCCAGCCTGGGTGTTTATACCCATCATAATTTGCCCCACCGTCATTTCTATAATCCTCAAAGAAGTCGGCATTTATGCCATACTCATTAAAATGTTCATCTCCGGCATCTTGTAAATGTGTTTTATATTGGGAACGCCGCGTGATGAAGGTGCGATGATATGCAGTTCTATGCGCAGCTTTTTTACACACGTCAATTTCATGGTCGTCCCACTCTTTCGGTACATCAGCGTGGTTGTGTGGGTATAAAAAGCACTTTGGTTCAGATACGTCTGAATATGAATATCGCAGTTCGTCACTGTAATGTTCATGCATAAAATTGTCTCGACGGTATAGAATAGGGAACAAGTTTAAAGCATACATCTCCATCAGTTCATGAGATCTAGATGCTCGATGAGCGTCCCATGATGTAGGTAGAAGTTCACCGATCTTCGAGAGTACATCTATATCGCCATTTATTAACTCTATCTTGTGGAGCAATGTACTAGTATCACCACTTGGATTTACAACAGTTAACCGATGATGTTTAAGTGAGTAACGGTTCAATGCCTCAATCAATGTTAATATATACTTGCGAGCTCTTGCACCCCACCAATACGGTAAAGTATAATCAAAAATGCTACCAACATTTTCATAGTTGGTTGCATTTTTTTTAATTCTATGCATATAATCTTCTGTTACTCTATCAACAGGCATATTACTCTGCGTATATGTCCACGCAGCTTGCAACTGCGTCAAAACATACCGCTTTTTAATCAAAATGAAAAAATTCTCTAAAAACGCATAATCCCTCCGCGTTTCCCACTGAAGAGTGCCACCAGTATATGCACCTACATATGGGTACCACTGTGTTTCATCATTGTAATCTGGTACGAGTTTTCGCTTATGCATACTAGATAAATCTATAATTGGAGTGTCAAACAGTGTTACCGGATCAAATTTATGCTTATCTGTTTCTGCAGACGATAAGCCATATTGTTGAAACTCAATAATGTCGCCTGATTGTACATCATTAGCGTTAACTGTCATCTCAGTAATCTTAGTAACGAACCCATCATCATGGTCCTTTGACACGACATACAGAATAAACTCATTCAAACCCTTATCAACAGTAATCGTGAGATACTCTTGCATATAAACTTTAGGGTATACAGATAAGATCTCTCCTGAATCATTCATCAATAGCACAATAGAAACTGCAGACTCTGGCAGTTTTATTTTGAACGGTACAAGATCTAAGTTAGCAATATCGTCAGAAACGCTGTCAGCATCACTAACAAAACTAGTAAAATTTTTACTCAAATTAAATGAAATGATCTTGTTCAATTCTTTACTTCTAAACTTGTGCATACTTATAGTACCTTAAACTTTCGCTCTGTAAATGCATCTTCATTGTAAATGATATCGTTTCCATTATACCGTAACTCAAGATTGTATGTCTGGCCAGTTGGCATCCAAGTCGTATCAAGAGCGATAAAATTCTCACCAGACGAATAGTTGACATCAGTCCAAGGTACAATGCCATGCGTGATAGTCCCATCCTTGATGATAATTCTATATTCTAAATCTTTGAGAACAGTCGTTGACGATTGATATTGTTCTCGTGCTAAGACTGTGATATTCCGTCTCTCACCTTGTGTATATGATCCCTCTAAGTTTGGCATCGTTAACATATAGTTTGTAGCTGAGTGCGATGGAGACGATGTATTAGTCCAAGGGTCACCAATTGTTGTGGTACTAGATGTAAGAGTAATAGATCGTCCACCACTCTTTAGTGGTGTAATATTCCAATATATCGTAATGTCGGTATTTTCGGGTAAGTCTGTACCCACAAAGTCTACAAAATATACCCCAATGTCGTGTTTCTGTATATCAGGAAAGGTATAACCACTCACCAAGTCTATTGGATTGCCAGAGTAAACGTTACAAGATTCAACGTTAAATGGGTCAGACAGTTCCCCGCCACTTGTAATGTAACAGAATAATTTTACAGCATTCTCTTCATATATCTCATCAGAATTGTCACGAATAGTGCTGTCCCATTCTAATTCTATGTAAGGGTCATATAAAGTATTAGTATGTCTTGTGAAAATCTTTTTGATTTGCTGTGTGGAGCCCGTCAAAGCCTCATGCGCGGCGGAAAATTTTACCAATATACCATTATTACTTGTCTGCCAAGATTCGCTCAGGAGGTCGCTAGGGAGTTCTAACGCAATGTCTTCATCGCCTTTATCAAACGTTTGAGATCCAAACGATGTAGAATAATCGCCACCAGGTGTTTGCCAAGCAATAACAGTCGTTGCTGAATTCCAATTAGAATAGTCAGCTATACTGTCTGGATTATTGAATGCGTAACCGTTTCCTTCATGCCATTCTGTGTCTGCAGAATAAACTTCTAACTCAAAGCTTGTTGCCATCTCTGCTTCTAATGTGTCAAGAGTTGGCATGCTTTTCAAATTTAGAGTCGCAGTAGCACCTGACGGGATGATTCCAGAATCTAAATAAGTGGTATAATCCGTCAAATCAAAACGAACAAGAAAACGTGATACGCCATTTTCACCGTACCATAATTCTGCTACTTCATTGTTGCCAGTGTTCTTGGTTGGCTGATCTTCTAAAATACAATTAGTCTTATCAGCATATATTCTAAATGTTCCCATTAAACTATCCGCCCCTTGATATCTCGCTCTGGATACTTTATCTCAAACATCGATGTTGGAGATGAATGTATCTGGTTATTCGTTGGTACAATTTCTGCCTCATTGTTTATGTTAGTGGCAACAGCATAGTTAGACAATTTGCTATTTACTGATGGCAAAATGAAATTACTATAGTCGCCACCAAACTTGTTCTTAAGCTTAACTTCTACTACATTAACTACACCGGGAATACTCTTCAATATGTCACTAATGTTGCTAATATACAAAGTGTCATTCATATGCCAATTTGCTATATCCATATAATTCTTGAGTTCTAAAATGCATTGAGAAATTAAATGCTGCTTGTTTACATGCTTCTCGACGTGTACAGTAAAATCTATACCAAGATTGATGATTTGTCCAGAAGTTAAAGTAATAAAGTCGTTTATCATTCTATACTTCTCTAAGTAACTTGCAACATTTTGATATATTAACTCATTATCAGTATTTTGAAGCCTACCAGTTGCATCTTTAGTAAGTAAAAATAATTTAACGCCACCCAAATCTGTATCAGAATTCGCCGTTGCATATGACCGATAAACACTCCCATACTTAGCAGGCATTGACATTATTTTAGACCTATAATCTTCAAGAGTTACACACCGATCTTGTGTTGCAAAATATGAAGATGCATTATATCTAATTTCGTCTGCAGTCTCAAACTCTGCACCACCAACAGAAGGTATCGGATTATTTACTACTAAAGACGAAATTACACTATTCAGCGTTGATGCTACGGGATTCCCAGCTGTTGTGATTGGTGGCATATATGTTACTTTGTTGATTGTATTCATTGCTACATTAGACGCAGAACCACCACCAGTTCTGTATCTCACGTGTAACCACTTATTTGTTGCTGGTATTACGCCTAAAGAATTAGCGTTTAATAGCTCTGTTAGATCTGGAGCAGTGTCTGTAGCATTCAGCCAATTTGAGAACATGTCAAAGTTTTGCTCACCAGACCCAAACGTAATGCTACAAGTCCCCAATTCATTATACTCAGATATAAACCGCCTCTCAGCATCTAACCAATGTCCAACAACATTGGTCGGTGTACTTTCATTAGTCTCAACGAAAACTTTACTGTCTGATAGATTTGGTACTTCATACCAAACGTTGCCAGATGTTAACCACGCAGACTCTGATGTTGGTGGAGATGAAGTATCTAGAGTGACTGCGTTTCGAATTTCTAAAACGTCATCTGAGATTGCTATGTTCATGAAGGGCTTAATTAAGTCAGATGTTAGCTGTTTACTAAACACTTCTGATTTGCCAGCTGTTGCTAGCTCTTGCTTTGTTATCGTATATGACTCAATATTGTTGTCAGCATCGAAATTTGGAACGATCGTTCTGTTCAATGTGCCATGAACGCTATAATGACTAGAAAAATCTATAGGGTCTGATATCTCAAAGATAGTACCATTTATAGCTTTTACTTGCATTCCTGCGTCATATCGCAACAAGTATGCAGGGTCGGGGCTATCTCCCTCTGGGCCAACGACAATTGATAAGTCTATTAGAACTGAAGATGCCTTCTTACCCTTAACCTTATACCCAAGATTTTTTGCTAACTGTATCACAGACTTTCTAGACTGAGCTGTATCTAAGAACAACTCGTTGAATTTTGAGTCGACATGATAAGACAATATATCGCCCACATATGCATTCAATTCTAGCATCATCATGCCGATAGATGCTTCATTAAAATCTGCGTACTGGTCTGGATAATATAGTTTGATGTATTCTTGTAAGTCTGCTTTTAAAGATTTATAATCTCTATTCAAATAATTTATCTGTGGGCTTGCCATGTTGTTCCTCTAAAGGGTTATACTCAAATTCTCTGTAATAGACGAATCTTTCATCAATGATATATCTATAGAAATTTCTATTCTATTGTCGTCTTGGTTAGTTTCTTTATCCCGGAATTCAATGTTGTCTAGATTCAACTGTGGTGTGTATTTAGCTGCGACATGCTTGATAGACGAAGTAATATTGCTATAGACATCGTCTTCCATCTGCTCAAACATTAAATTTGGAATTATCGACCCGAAGTCTGGATTCATAATTCTTGAACCCAACCCAGTCATCAGTGCAACATATAGATTAGATTTGAATTTGTCTATACTAGTCGTCGATGCTTCAAATAAACCTGAACTACGTGCCAGTTTGATTGGCACAGATATGCCAAGCTTAGTATTAGCTCGCTTAATCTTCTCAGATACTCTCATATAATTCTCCTAATATATGATATAAATATCTTAGTGACTATTTACTTCGGACAAAATAATTCAAAATGTTGAATTCGCTCCCTACTGTGTCCATTTGCTTTTTGCGAACAGCTAGTTCTCCGCTTATTTTATCAGCAAAAACTGGAACCGGTGTGGTAGGTGGAGAGTTTGGCGGGTGCGTGTGTGTCTGTAATACGTCCAACATCCATCTTAGAAGCTTAACTAAGTTGTCACCGTATACTATCCCTTGGTCTTTAACTTCAGTATGTTGGCCACCAGACAACTTAAAATGCTGAGCTTCACTATACATGCTGCTCAACATTATAACCGGCGCAGATATATCTAATGTCGTTATCGTGTTATCGGGTCTTGGCAATGTAACAGCACTCAGCGGTATGTCATTGTCTATGTGTCCCTGTAATAACTTGAGAGGGTCGTTGTCTAAGGCCTTTGGCCATGGTTGCTGTGATATAGATAAATAACCAATAGAAGCATCAACGATTGTAGAATATCTCTGGACACCTATTCTTGCTATTTCAAAATTATTAGACAGCAATACTGTGTTATCATGCTTAAACAGCAATCCACTCTTAGATCTACCTTGATACTTTACATTTCCCTCTCTAGTCATTATACACTATATCCTTAATGTTGTCATAACCATCTCCAGAATCTCCATGGCCAACAGTAATTGGACCAATATAAAATCTCCGGCCATGTATTTTCTGTACATCTTCTGGTATAATGAAAACTGATGTACCTATTTCGGGAAATATATCGCTGTGTGGTGGTACCAGTGGAAAACACCATATGAGTTGGTCATCTGACAATATGTCATCTACGTTCTCAATTCTAACTTGGATTCTGCGAGCATATTCTATCAAGCCACTTTTAACTCGATTATTTACAACCTTACCAATGTATATCGTCTTGTGATATTTTATTTGTGTTGCATCTTTTGTGTTCCGTACTACATCTATAAAGTCAACCATCTGTAGACCCTAACCTAGATTGCAATTCTTCTTGTATGCTGTTAAATTCTTCCTTAAGCTTATCGTATTCAACTATTAACGGTTCTAACTTACCTGATATCAGTATAAGTTGGTCTGTTGTAGTGCGCAATGAATTCACTAGTTGGTCTTCTGTTAAGTTTTCAAAACTCATTTTACTCCCATCATTTTTCCACTGCCCTCTGACATAGGGTTTATTACAGTAGGTGAACCAGGTGGACCTGCTGTTGCTGGAGATTGCAATTTAACTAATACTTCTGCATCATTAACAATCATCTTAGTAATCTCCTCTACAATACTTTTAACCATTACAGCTGTAGGGGTTAATTCTGCTTCATCTTCTAAATTGGTATCTATACTGATACCAACAGCTGTTAGTTTATCGTATATTGCATCTACACAAGACTGTTGAGTGCGTGAATCAAGAGCCATGCTTTATCTCATCCTTTTTAGCTTTTCTTGCTTCTGCTGTAAAGTCGTTTGCAGCATCAAGTATTATTCCACGCTCAAAGTCTGACAACTCAAACTCTCCATCGTCTTCTACTACTTTATTGAGCGTATCTGACATTATTTTCGCCATCTTAATCATCTTGTCTATCGAATTAGAGGAAGAGTTTAAAAACTTCATTTGAGAATCTACGATGTCACCCATGATCATTGCTTCTGAGCCAGACTCAACCATAGACCCTAAATCTACAACACCGTCTATAGATTTGAAATTGTCCAACGCAAGCTTTCTATCATATTTCAACTGTTTAAGAATATAGTTGATGAAATATATTAAGCTAGCATGATCCATCTCTAATTTGTTCTTGCCTGGCGTTGACTTGCGTCGGCCGTTAGGCATTAATTCTTCTGTCATCGTTCACCTCTTTATAATAAATATCCGCTATTTAAACTTTTCAACTGTTATGCCATAAAGACCCTTAATGTCGAGGAGGGCTTTCGTTATCTCTTTAGAATTTAACCCAGTCATTTCTCTTAGTAAAAAATAAGCTTGGTTTTTATTGTTAATCTGAATGCTCGTGTAATGTTCTAACAAGTAAACTACAGCATCTCCAACTAGATACGTGTTGAATGGGTAGCATATATTAGCAGATAGCTCTGATTTTATCTCGGTACTAAGATAATCTAACATGTAAATAGATGATTCATAATGTTCTTCGATTTCTGGAGTAATATTTAGCATTTCATATTGTTCTTCTTTACCCACCATGTCTGAGATATCTTTAGTCTTGGACTGTGCCTTGGTCCATTTTATCTTTTTACCCATTAAATAATGTTTAACTATAGTCCCATAGTATCCAAAAGCTCGTTTACCCTTTGTTGGTTTGAACTTGTCCATTTTGCTATACAAAAAAGAGATAGCGTCTGCTATCTGGTCTCTAGTGTCTTCTAATGGTATAGATAACTTATAAGTGAATAGAATATTCTCAGTCAGCTTATATATTGCTGGATAGATGACCGTAGTAAATAAACGGTCATCTTGCTTTCCAGCTTCTTTAGACTCTAAAAAAGTTACAATAGCATCTTCATGGTCTTGAGTCCAATACATATTAGCCTTTTTCTTCTTTCTGCCCATATGCTATCCCTCTTCTTCATATTCAATTTTCCTATCTTCATCAAAGAAATATTCCTTACGAGCTGTCGAAAGCCAAAACTGACGCTCAATAGCGCTGACGTCGTTTGCAATAGACATAGACTTACTATTGTCTCTAACATAGTGGTAATGTCTAATCTGCGGTATTGCGTATATCTTAACGTCGTTGTAAATCATTCGCAAGAACCATTCGTAATCCTCATACATTGGCATTGAAGGTTTGAAGTATCCAAACTCTTCAAAGCATTTACGATTAATAACCATTGAGTTGATGAATGAGAAGTGACCCTTGATAGCAAGATTATAATCATACCAGCCCTGTTTCTCAGCCATACCTCCTGCCCATGTAACCTCATTAGTTGTACCCAATAAAGTTTTATCGTCGCTAGCTTTTAAGTTCAATGACATTAGCGAGTATATGTCAGCTTCGTGAGATTTTGAATATCTCTCAAAAGTCTCGACAAAATTTGGCAATAACTCATCGTCGTATTCTAAGATTGACACCCAGTCTCCACTTTCATCTGGCATACGCTTAATACAATGATTGACCATTGCAGCGTAAGAAGTGTCTTCATCTACATATACACATGGTGTAATGCCATCAATATTCTTAATTTGGTCTATAACTTTTTGTGGGCCAACGACATGAGGCTTGAAATTCTCACCTTGGATGTTCACAGAATTGATTGCCTGCTCGATGTCACAGATGTACTCATGTGCTGGTATAATGATATTAATCATTGTCTTGCTCCTGTTCGTTTAACATTGTCTGGAATCTTTCAACTTCTTTCATGCGATCATCTCTATATTCAGCATGTGCTTTTATGATAGAATCCTTCTCTTCTTCTTTAGTATAAATAAGTGTAGCTTTTTCCATATCAGCCCAAGTTTCTTCTGTGACTTCGTCAAGTAACCAAGTCTCAACCATTTGGCCTATTGCTATAGCAAGACGGAAAATATCTCCATTCGGAGCAACCCAAATATTATGTTCTGTCATATATTCTTTCCCGCCAATTCCATCCCAGCCAGCAACAAGCGTTTTGCTTAAATACGCTTCAATTGGAGCTGTTCCCCAAGATGATACTTCATCAAAATGTACATAAAATGCAGACTCACGAATTGCAGTCGCATAATCTTCATTAGAAAGATCTTTAAGTTCATTGAATTGTATCCATCTAAAATGTGGAAAAATTGCGTAAAACGTCTTTATTACGTTGTATGCTTTTTGTGGATCTCGATTGTTCACGAAAGAGATAACTGGTTTCTTATCTTCCATTGCTTCAGGTGGAAAGAATCTATCGTGGTCAATCGACCCTACAACTTGTTTACATTTCAGAAATGGCATAATTGTTTTGAGGTATTCAGTCTGAACATTAGACACAGACATACAATCACTTATGCCAAAATGATTCCAAAATTGGCCAGGTTGTAATGCATTCAACACGTAATACCAGTTTTGACAGAATACTATCTTTTTGCAAGCTGCTTGTTGTTTATGTAGATTCTCCATTACTTGTGGGAATCCTTCTGGTATGAAAATAAAATCTTGCATTCGCAATTCTAATTTATCTTCTTCAAGATACATTGTGGGTATATCTTCCCCACGTTCACCAAGCCACTCTGGCTTAAAATCTTTCTTCGTGTGTAAGATTTTAGCGCTAAAGCCATTTTCATTCAATATTCTAACGTGGTCATATGTTAAACCAACCCCACCAGAGGGCTTATCAAAATCTGGTACATAAAAGTAGATGGTGTAATCTTGGCTTTCAAGATCCTCATATACTTTGTCTAATTGTTCTGTCGTTATAGCCATTGTTACTCCTTTTTAAGTATTCGTTCTACATCTAGTATGTCGTGCAATTCGTCTAGCCCATCTTTGTCTAAATCTAAAGATGTAAATTGCATGTGCTCATTATAATTATATTCTACGCCGATTGCTCGTGGAATCTCTTCTCCACTCTCTCTTACTATTGGTGGTTTGGCTGCCCATTTCTCTAACATCGATGGGTTGTCATCGACGACAATGTCAAATGGGCCATTCAACTTATCTTCTATTGAATCAAAGAAAAGATAATTCTGAATTCTACAACCATTCTTGGATAACCAGTGGAGAGTTGCTGTAACTGCTCGACCTTTTTGTGCAGAAGATATCACCACAGAATAGCCATGCGTTTCTGCTGCCTGGGCAAACATGTTTAAATCATCAATGACTTTTTTGTATGTTTTGGGTGCCATGCCAAATAAGTGGAATACTCTTTCATCATAAATCCACGCGTCCAATTCTTCTTGGGACATGTCTAAAGTCTTAGTCAAATCCCACTGTGAAAACTCTCGATCCCATTCTTTGTATGGGTGGTCAACATCCATGAACTCTGTAATCTGTGCAGCGAGATCACGAAGGATCCCATCTATATCTACACCAATAATTATATTGCCATTAATCATTCTTGCTCCTCTAGCCCATCATATGGGTCATCTGGTACGTATGGGTCCATATCCTCATAGTCTCCAAGCTGTATTGCTCTAATTGTATATACCAAGTCCATTACATTACTTCTCAATAAACCATTTAGCCCATGTGTCACCAATACTCTACGGATCTCTTCAATCTCTCGGCCAGTAATCTTACGAACTTTGTAATTGTCAAATTCTTCCTTCTCTTCTTTAATGTAACCCCACAAAATTATTGCGGCTGATACAGCTATGCCAAATAAGCATACTATTATACCAAGGAACCAATACTCTAAACTAGTCATTGTTCATCTCCTCTTCGAATAATCCCACAGTATGTGGAACTATGGGTTCTATCAGCTCTAACAATCGCTTTGCATATTGTTGCATTTCCCACTGTGCATGAGAATCATGTCTTAATCTGATAAACTTTAACAGATTACTTAAATCTGTTTTCGCGTAAAACTCAGTATATACTGCTTGCGGTAACACGAACCGCGCTTGTTCTTTTGCTACACCATCTTCTAATAGTGCGTCGTAAGCTTCGAAACAAGACTTTATTGCCAATTTGTATTTCCAATATGTAGGGTGGTACTGTTGGTCTTCCAATGCGGGCGCACCAATGCTTGCTTGTTTATTGTCTACCGACTGTTTTCGAAATGGGTCTGGTGTGTAATACTCAAGATTGGTATCAGTATATCTTCTACTTATCTCATTGTAACTCCAAGTACGGTGACGCATCCACTGCTTAGCAATAGGTATCGGACACTTTACTAGAAATGTGAATTCTACAAACTCGAATGGGCTTGTATGTGCATGATCCCACAGATATCGTAATAACTTTTTATCATTGTCATTGAATTCTTCACTCGACTTGCCGTACGACTTGCGAGCTGCATTCACTATAGATAAATCATTACCCATGTGGTCTACTAATTGTACGTGTTGTTTTATGATGTTTTGTTCCATTTAACTAATATAATATAGAGCGTTGGGAATGTAAACATTATCCCTTGATTAATTTATATAGTTCTTTAGATAATTGCTCTTGTAACTGTTCTCTTGATTTGTCATTGTTTTCATCTAATAGTCTAGACTTAACTAACTCATCTACTTTTTTCTTTTGTGCTTCCGACAAACTGTCGTAGAAATTTATCGTCATGATATCCTCGCTTTGTTCTTGTATGTTTTATCTCTAACGAATTTAAGCGCGTCAATTAACTCATCAATCTCTTGCTCAGTCTCGAATGTTATAACAGAATATCTAGTAGACATACCAATATGTTTACTTGTTTCCGAACTTAATAGCGTGATTTGAAATTCACCAGGTACTGATGCTGGCATTAACTCGATTATCTTTTCATTACCCATTGTAATCCCCAATAAAGTTAAATATGATATTTAGTAAATTCGTAGATTCACTAATGTGAGAGCTATCTCCCATTGCTAAATGTCTTGTTGTCATTCTCAATTGAGCATAGTCGTAAGAATCCATATTGTTTCGTTTCTCTAACAATTCTTCTAGCTCGTCTTGAGTCTCATATAAGAAGTCACTATTATTGCCAAACATCTCTACAGTGATACCAGTTTTCTTTGCTATGATTGGCGTCCCTAATAAAGCTGCTTCTACTAAACCAGTCGGGAATCCCTCTATTTCTGCCGGGTAAACGAAAGCTTTCGAAGATTTCATAGTATTTAGAAGGGTCTTGTTAGTTTGCAAACCCTCATATCTGATGTTGTTGAATGGCTCAAACGGTAATTCACTGGCGCTAAATATTTTCATGTCATCTGATATGGTTTCATGCTTTGACATCATTGCCATCGATAAATCTCTAACATTAGATTTAACATGAGCAACATCTAAAACAGTCATGAACCCTTCTCTAGTAACATTCTTGTCCTCTCGCATATCGTCTATAGAAACTCTCGTTGGCTTTCTCCAGAGATAGACAGGGAT